TCTGCAAGAGTCTGCCCATTGATGGCTCTTGGCGCATGGGGGAATTGGTATGGGGGGGATTGTTCCTAGTCTGAATAAGTCTGCAATGGTAATTCAATGCACAACGCTGCGTGTGTTATATATATATATGAAAGGCAATCTCGGTAGTCTGAATAGCTAAAAGGCTGAAAGTTTTGACGTAACTCGCTGAAAATCAGAGGGGTGGGGTTTCGGGAATCGTTTCGGGAATCTGACGCTGACGTGCATATATATATAGAATCCCAACAATAAACATTTCTAACAAAAATCACCAGACCCTTAATAATTAAGGCTTTAACGCTCTGACTTAAAGTAAAGCTTTAAGGTTGACATTATCAAAAATAAGCTGTAACTTTGCCCAGAAGCTCAGGCTTTAAACTTGGTTGGGTGGGTGCTGATACCCCCACACTACTAAACTGAAAACTTAATACTTCAAGCTACTTGAGTTTTCCCTGTTATAATCCAGACAAGGTCAAAGAGCTGTATGAGGGGCATCTATACCCTAATCTTAACACCACTTAAAGTGATACTTTAACTGCCATGCTCTATCTAATCTGTCTTATCTTATTTATTACCTTTGCTTTCGTATTACATTATTACTTAAGCGATTACAACTATGATGCTATCCAAGAACCTTTCGCTTGCGGAAGTGACGAAGTCTGCTACTGCGAAGAGGCGCGGGATTGTCAACGCTCCGACAGAGCAACATCTTGAGAATCTTAAGGCTGTAGCTGAGAATATCTTTCAACCTGTTCGTGAGGAGTTTATGTGCCCCGTGTTCGTAAGCTCTGGGTACAGAAGCGAAGCTCTTAATGAGGCTATCGGTGGGAGTAAGACCTCTCAGCATAGTAAAGGCGAGGCGCTAGATTTAGACGCTGATGTATACGGAGTAATAACTAACGCAGATATCTTTCACTACATAGAAGACAGACTTGATTATGACCAGCTTATTTGGGAGTTCGGTACGGAAGAGAATCCAGATTGGGTTCACGTATCTTTTAAAAAAGATGGGGGCAATAGACGCGAGAAGCTCAGAGCCGAAAGAGTCAAGGGAAAGACTGTATACAGATTCATCTGATGATGACCACATGATGTTTATATGAAGGCTAAAAAAAGCACATCTAAGTACTACAAGGAAAACCCAGAAGCTGCGGAGAAACGGAGACGTTGGCAGCGTAAGGAGAACAAGAAGAAAAAGAAACGCAAGTATCGTGCGTTCTTAGTGAAGAAGAATAGAAAGGCGGGTACCTACGGTAACGGTGACGGTAAGGACTACGACCATACGGAGAAAAAATTCATGAGCGCAAAACGTAACAGAAGCAAGAAATAATGAAAGCAAAGAAAAAAGGAATGGCTACCTACGAAATAGGTGGTAAAATGATGGAGTACATGAAGGGTGGTAAGCTCGGAAAGAAGAAAGCTCTAGACTTTAACAAGGACGGCAAAATCACTAAGGCTGACTTTATTATGATGGCTAAGGCTAAAGCTAAAAAGAAGTAGTGAAAGCATCTCGCAAGAAGGTAATGGTAAAGGCTCCCTCTGGATATCACTGGATGTCTGAGAAGGGCCGCCAGTACCTAATGCCTCACAAAGGTGAGTTTGTCCCACATAAGGGAGCGAGCCTAGAGGCTCCATTTAAAGTAAAGGCAAAACACGGTTAAGACGGAACGTTAATCTGTTCAGCCCCCTCTAGCTTCCTGTAGTACTTCTGTACTAACAGCCTTCCCCTCTGCGTAAGAGCGTAGCGTACCCTGTACCGCATCTTACCCTCATCAAACATAGCCTCCTCATAAGAGTTAGGGGAGAGCTTATCGTAATACTTATATATGTAACCTAAAGTCTGTAGGGGGTATATAAGCCTCCTAGCTAACTTCAGCTTACTGTAGAAATAAGACTGAGATACGTGGTCTATAGTAAAGAACTCGTAGTCGTATACGAAGATTAAAAAATTAATCATAGCCTCCGTAACATCTGTTGATACTACCATATCTCTGATTACTAGCTTATGATACTTATTGTATGAACGACCTAGGTCCTCCTCCTTCCGCATTTTAAATTCACGGAACATACCCCTCCTTGTTCGCTTCGCCATTTTTATTAAATTTGCAGTACAACACAAATATACTCAAATGGGAAGCCTTTCAGGAAATCAGATAAAAAATACTTACTCTTCACTTCTTAAGCTAGAGACTAACGGAGCTTCATCTTCACTAAAAACTGTTGAGGATGGCGCGGGCGTAGATACGGCCCTAGCTATATCTACAAATAAAGTACAGGTAGAAGCGTTAAAGTTTAACACTGCTCCAACAACAGACAACGCTGAAGCTACGGCCTTACTTGTTGACGGAACGAACGATGTAGTAAAGCGTGAGTTAGGTACAAACGCCTTTAATAGTGACGCTATACTAAAGCCCACTTACATACTGCGTCAAGATGCTCCACAGACATTATCGGCTAGCTTTCAAAAACTAACCTTCGCTACAGTAGGGAACACTACACCTGCAGGCTCTTATAGAATAGGTGACGTAGTAACTAACTTCACATTAGGTGCTGACACTGTTACTATCCGTACTGCAGGCATTTATAGAATTGATATCTCTCTTCAGTTTGAAAACGCTGCTAACGCAGAAATTGAAACCCAGATACGAGTAAATAACACTGCTATAGCTACCGCTAAACGTTCTAAAGGCGCGTCTATTACAGATTCTATGACTTCTTTTTACTACACTAAATATTTATCAGTTGATGATGTTGTTGATGTTGTTAACTTAGTGTCTTCAGGTGGAGCCGACTTAGCGGCAGGCTCTGCAATGGAAATAGTAAAATTAACATAATGACTGAAAGACAGAAGGACTGCATAGTAGAAATACAAGAACTCGTAGTAGCTATCAATGAAGTAGTTAAGAAATACGACCTATCTGATGAGTTTCTATCCTGTATAGCTATAGGTTTCCTAGACATGGAGACAAAACATTTAGACGAGGAGGGTAACGAACGTGCAGACATGAGTCTACTGTCTTCATTCTCTGTAGCTGATGAAGAAGAATTAGACGACCTACTCTCTTACTGCGTTGAGGCATACAGATTAGAAGAAAAAGAACCTCCAAATACATCAAGTATAGATTACTGGATAAATTTAACAAACGGAGACGATAGCGTAAACTAAGCACTATCCTCCTTATATAATTAAATTAAAATGATTAGAAAGATTGTAATCGGGCGCGACCCGAAGGATGCTATGGCGTACTATACAGGTATGCGGGCAGGCGCAGGAAAAGTAAGCGCCATCATTGAAGATGAAGCGCATCTACATAAGTTTAGCAAGAAAAGATATCTCGTATATATAGAGAACGAAGAAGGCACGATGCTATGGAAGTCTATAGACGATATGCCCTGTATACTAGAGTATGACTTAAAGTTTGAATAGATGAAAGCTTTAAATCACTTTATAGTACATATACCTAACAAGTTTAAAAATGAAGTAAGCTTTAACGGTGGTAAGCTTGAGATTGTAAATAAATACAATGAGTTTGAGCACAGGGTAAACTCTGGTGAGATAATAAACGTTCCGAAAGGTATTGATAAACAGCATGTGGGAAGCACTATGTACTTCCATCACCACGTAGTAATAGAACAGCGGTATGACATTGGAGATGACCTCTATCTCGTACAATACGACTCTAATGGAGGATATGGGAATCACTCCATCGGAATTGAAGATAAAAATAATAGCCTTACTATGCTTGGTGATTGGTGCTTCGTTTTACCCGCAGATGAGCCAGAAGAGGAAACAAGTGCTTCTGGCATTATTCTTAGCATCAAAGAAGAACCAGAGCTGGAAGGCGTACTACTCGCTATACCCGAAGATTCAGAATGGATTGGAGCGCAGCCTGGTGATATGGTGGGTTACACGAAGAATTCAGAATACGAAATGGAACTTCTTGACGGCACCAAGGTCTACCGAATGAGGGCAACAGAGTTAGTGTATGTCAAAGAAGCGTAAGTTTACCACCGTAGAAGCATCAACACGATTGCTCGCCTCTATGGAGGTCGCAATCAATAATATGATTGACGAGGTGAGGAAACCTGTAGATGCAGAGCTTTCTGGCTCACAGCGTAAAGCAGAGCTACAGAGTATTAAACAAACAGCAACAGATGCAAAAGAACTCCTCATTGAATACCAGAGACTTGAACAGATGGTCAGAGAACTCAGAGAAACAGGAGGCATTGAAGCAGAACAAGACTACTCTGGAGGATTCGCAGAAAAGTTCTCCAAGTAATCAGGTATTCTGTTACTGGGATTATTAATTAAATAAAATGGCTGGACTTAAACAAAACGAAGACTATGATAACTACGTTGTTAACATATGTCCCAACGATACGGAGGGTGAAATCATCACCATCGGTGGGCTTGATATTCAGCTTCCCAAAGCTCCCAGTAAAAAAGAAATCCTCTTTTATGACAGGAAGCCTGCTATGCAAATGTGGGAAAGACTTCCTGTGCCAGCAGAACTGCAGAGGATTCGCTCTATGGATGAGTGGTACGAAATGCCCTCAGACTTCAAGAAACGCTTTTCTCCGTATATTGAAAAGGAGTTTGAGCGCAGGCGTAACGGTCTTTGGTTTTACAATAACGGTGAGCCTGTCTACATTACAGGGAGACACTATATGATGCTACAATGGAGCAAGATGGATATAGGCTATGCCTCGTATCTTGAGTTCCAGAGGAGGCTGTTTATTCACTTTGCCGCGTGTGAGTCCGACCCACGCTCTATAGGGCAGATGTATACGAAGTGTAGACGTTCGGGGTATACCAATATGTCGGCAGCTATACTTGTAGATGAAGGCACCCAAGTAAAAGATAAGCTATTAGGGATACAGTCTAAGACGGGTAAAGACGCACAGGAAAACATCTTTATGAAGAAGGTAGTTCCTATGTTTAGGTCTTACCCATTTTTCTTTAAGCCTATACAGGACGGTACGACTAATCCAAGGATGGAGCTTGCTTTTCGCGAGCCTTCTAAGCGTATTACTAAAAACAATAAAACCTCAAACAAGGGCGAGGCACTCAATACCATTATCAATTGGAAGAACACCACGAACAATGCATACGATGGTGAGAAACTGCATATCCTGTATCTAGATGAGGCAGGTAAGTGGGAACGCCCTACGGATATACGCGAAGCGTGGCGCATTGAGAAAACCTGTCTTATAGTAGGTCGTAAGATTATCGGTAAGGCACTCGTAGGTTCTACGGTAAACCCTATGGATAAGGGTGGTAACCAGTACAAGGAGATATGGAGAGATTCAGACCCAGAAGATAGAAATGCCAATGGAAGAACAAAAACTGGTCTTTATAGACTATTTATACCCGCCTATGAATCGCTTGAAGGATTCTTTGATAAGCACGGAAACCCTATCGTGGAAAACCCTGAAAACCCTGTACAGACTATTGATGGTGACTATGTTGACATCGGTGCAAAAACTTATCTCAAGAATGAAAGAGATGCTTTAAAAGGTGACGCTAGAGAACTGAACGAATTTATACGCCAGTTTCCCTTTACCATTGATGAGGCAATGCGAGACAGTATTGAAGGCTCTACCTTTAACATCGGAAAAATATATGAACAGGTTCAGTATAACCAAGAGCTATACCCTAACCCTGTAGTTGTAGGTAACTTTAGTTGGAAAGATGGACTTACCGATAAAGAAGTTGTATTTAGTCCTAACCCTCAAGGAAGGTGGCGTCTGTCTTGGATGCCTAAACCAGAAATGCAGAATAAGTACACAATTAAGTACGGAAAAAAATACCCAGCTAATGACCATATAGGTGTTGGCGGCGTAGATAGCTATGATTTGGATTCTACTACAGATAACAGAGGCTCTAAAGGAGCGTGCCATCTGTACAACAAGTTTAATATGGCAGCGCCATCTAATATGTTTGTTGCCGAATACGCCTCTCGTCCTCCTCTTGCTAGAATATTTTACGAAGATATTCTTATGGCTGCTGTCTTTTATGGTTATCCCCTTCTTATAGAAAACAACAAATACGGTATAGTAAGGCATTTTGAAGCTCGTGGATACGAAGAGTATGTGATGAAAAGACCAGAACACTTAAAGTCTCCAAACGCAGCGTCAAACACAAAAACCCGTGGTATACCTTCTAACTCAGTTGATGTTATCCAGGCTCACGCACAAGCTATAGAGGCTTACGTTGAAGAACACGTAGGTATAAACTCAGAAACAGGTG